GGTGTCAAAGCCTATAGAAGAGCAAATCCCGGTTCTAAACTAAAAACAGCCGTGACTGGTAAAGTAAAAAAAGGGTCCAAAGCTGCAAACCGACGTAAGTCGTACTGTGCAAGAAGCGCAGGTCAAATGAAAAAATTTCCAAAGGCAGCAAAAGATCCTAATTCTAGACTACGTCAGGCTAGAAAAAGATGGAAATGTTAATAGAAGCACTTAAAAAAAGATACGAAGCACAAATAGCAGAGTCCGAAGCAACATTAGATATTTATTTAGATCATTCAGTAGGTATTGGAGAACATCCTCAACATCTTGATGAAATGGATAAACTATTTGAAAAAATAGCAACAGCAAAAGAAAAACTAGATATATTAGAAGAGTGGAGAGAAGAATAATGGAAGATTTAGTAATAATAGATAAGATAAAAAAGGCCATAAAAACAGCTCAAGACCAAATACAAGAAACTGTTATGGACGGAGGAGTTGACAATATGGAAAAATACAAGTATTTATTAGGACAGGCACATGCCTATTCAATAATACTACAGGAAATCTCTAACCTGCTAAACTATAAGGAGCACAAAAATGAGCAAGGAAACGTTATCGACATCGGAGACCAAAAAGGAAACTCCTAAACATGTCAATGCATTAGAAGAAAAATATAAAGAAGAAGAAAAACAAGAACCCCACGCAAAAAGATTAGATCCCGACAACATTAAAGAAATGGTTGATCAATTACCTGAACCATGTGGTTATAGATTATTATTATTACCATTTACACCTAAAGAAAAAACTAAAGGTGGAATTTTATTTTCTCAAGAACAATTAGACAAAGCAAGGATCGCAACAACATGTGGTTATGTTTTGAAGATGGGAGACTTGGCCTATAAAGATAATGAAAAATTTATAGAGCCTTGGTGTCAAGTAGGAGATTGGGTAATTTTTGCCAGATACGCTGGATCAAGATTACCAATAGAAGGCGGAGAAGTGCGATTAATAAACGATGATGAAGTTTTGGGTACAATAAAAGATCCAGAATCTATTCTTCATTACATTTAACATAGGAAAGGAACTATGCCAGAAGAAGAAAAAAAAGATAATCTAGTTGATGTAGGTGATGGTGATGAATCAACAACTGAAATTAATTTAGATGAACAGCAACCTAAAAAGGAAGCTGCACAAGAAGAAAAAATAGAAGTTGAACAGGTTGAAGCAAAAGAAGAAACACCTGTTGAAACTCAAAAAGAAGAAACGGTCGAAGAGAAAAAAGACGAGTTAAAAGAATATAGTGATGGCGTTCAAAAACGTATTGCTAAACTTACTCGTAAAATGAGAGAAGCAGAAAGACAAAAAGAAGAAGCTATCGCATTTGCTGAAGCAGCAAATAAATCAAAAACTGAAATGGAAGGAAAATTATCTAAATTAGATAAAAATTATGTTTCAGAATTTGAAAGTAGAGTAAAAACAAATTTAGCAGCAGCTAAACTTGCTCTTAAAAATGCTATTGAGTCTCAAAATGTTGAAGCACAAGTAGCAGCACAAGAACAGATAGCTAATCTAACTGTAGACGCAGCTAGACTTAACTCTATGAAAGTTGCTGAAAAAGAACCAAAGAAAGAAGTTACTATTAATCCTCAACAGATTAATAATAAAAGAGCTCCGACAGATCCTAAAGCGGAAGAGTGGGCTAGTAACAATTCTTGGTTTGGTAACGATTCTGCTATGACTTATACAGCTTTTGATATACATAAGAAGCTAGTAGAAGAAGAAGGCTTTGATCCTAAAACTGAAGAATACTATGAGGAAGTTGATAAAAGAATAAGACTTGAATTTCCCCATAAATTTGATAAGGTATCAAATACAACTACAGAAAGAGCAAAACCTGCTCAAAATGTAGCTTCGGCTAAACGTTCAGCCTCAACAGGACGCAAAAGAACTGTCAAGCTCACACCTTCACAGGTAGCAATAGCTAAAAGATTAGGTGTGCCACTCGAAGATTATGCAAAACAATTAAAAATCACGGAAGGAGTATAAGCATATGGAAAAAGATAAAATAAGAACTTCACGTGCGAGTCAAACTAGAACTAAAGCGGAAGCTAAAAAAGTTTGGTCTCCACCCAACTCACTCGATGCACCGCCTGCGCCAAAAGGCTTTCGACATCAGTGGATTAGAGCTGAAAGCATGGGGTATCAAGATACCAAAAATGTTGCAGCATCTTTAAGAGAAGGATACGAATTAGTGAGAGCTGATGAATATCCTGACGAAGATTATCCACAAATGTCAGAAGGAAAATACGCAGGAGTCATAGGAGTAGGAGGCCTTTTGCTGGCAAGGATACCAGAAGAGATCGCGCTTCAAATTGATGAGTACTACAAACAAAGAACTCGAGATAAAGAAGAAGCAATAAATAACGATCTTATGAAGGAACGGCAAGCTGGGATGAAATTCGGAAACGAATCTACATCTAGCGTAACTTTTGGTGGTACAAAGAAAAGCTAATTATTTAGTAATTCCTACCCAACAAATTAACTTTAATAATAAAAGGAAAAACTATGGCAAATGCAAGTACAACTGGTTTTGGTTTAAGAATGGTAATGAATGTTGGTAATACTCCAGCTACTTCAGGACAATCTGAATACAAAATCCAAACAGCACCAGGTGTAGCTTCTAATAAAGGTGATCCTATGAATATCCAAGACGCGGGTAACGTAGGTTTCATTCAAGATGTAGCATTTACAACATTAGATAACGGTGGCGTAGGCGGAACAGCCTGGTCAACAGCAGGCGGTAACGCAGAACCCGGCTGTATTGGTGTTTTCAACGGAGCATTTTTTATTGACTCTACTGGAAAACCAACGTTCGCTAACAATGTTGTAGCAAGTCAAGCGACATCAAAGGACTACAATACTGGTTCAAACGACATAATTGCTTTCGTTAACGACAATCCTATGCAGGAATATGTTGTTAAAGCGGATGCTGCTGTGGCTCAATCACTGATTGGCGCAGCGAATGCAATGAACATGAACAACTACACAGCAACAGATAACAAAGATGGTCAATCGATCTCTACGTTAGATGTTGGCTCGGCGAGTACAACGGCTCAATTTAGATTAGTCAGATACGCTAACGATCCTGAAAACAAGGATGCGACAGCGGCTGGTGTTAATTTAATTGTAGCGTTCTTACCGTCAAGCATGCTGTATAACTAATAACAAATAGGAGTATATAACTATGGCAATATCACGAGCACAACTAGTTAAAGAACTAGAGCCTGGTCTAAATGCACTATTTGGACTAGAGTATAAACAATATGCTAACGAGCATGCTGAAATATTCGACACGGAAACATCTGACAGAGCTTTTGAAGAAGAAGTAATGTTATCTGGTTTCGCGAATGCGGCAGTAAAACCTGAAGGTCAAGGTGTAACATTTGATGATGCACAAGAAACTTTCACAGCACGTTACACTAACGAAACAATAGCACTTGCTTTCGCGATCACTGAAGAAGCGATCGAGGACAACTTGTATGACAGACTAGCGTCTAGATATACAAAAGCATTAGCAAGATCTATGGCAAACACGAAGCAAGTTAAGGCAGCAGCAGTATTGAACAACGCGTTTGATTCAAACTTTGCTGGTGGTGATGGAGTAGAACTTTGTTCTGCTGTACACCCAACTTTAGCGGGAACTTTTGCTAACGAATTAGCAACACCTGCTGAACTTAACGAAACTTCATTAGAACAGTCGTTGATTGACATCGCGGCGTTTACTGATGAAAGAGGCTTGAAAATTGCAGCACAAGGAGTGAAATTAGTAATTCCTTCTGCTTTACAATTTACTGCTGAAAGACTGATGAAGTCTGCTGGCAGAGTAGGCACAGCTGATAATGACATTAACGCAATCGCGTCAATGGGAATGGTTCCGCAAGGATATGTAGTAAACCACTACTTAACTTCTGCGAAAAAATTCTTTATCAAAACAGATGTACCTAACGGTCTTAAGCATTTCGTAAGATCACCTATCAAAACTTCAATGGAAGGTGACTTCGATACAGGAAACGTAAGATACAAAGCTAGAGAGAGATACGTATTCGGATTCTCTGACCCTAGAGGTGTATTCGGTTCTAACGCAACATAATCGTTAAAACAAAATTTAAAGGGCGACTTCGGTCGCCCTTTATGATAAGAAGGTGTGATCATGAAAAATTTTCGAGTACAGATACGAGCGTATGGCTATTATGCTGATTTCAATTTGATGTCAGAAGATAGTAATATAGCTTTCGAAAATGCACTAGTTGACAAGCTAGGAAAAAATGATATCGTGTGGGAAAAAGACGGATTTAGTGATTCGTCTAAAACTAGAATGACCTATGAGGAGGTTATAGATGCAACTACAAGTCAGGGACTTATACAAACAGAAGAGAAGTCTCGAGACAGAATGGGCGGTTCATCAGCGAGATAGCCAAAGATATACTTTGGATATGGTGAGAATTGACAACAAAATTAGAGATGTTGTTAATACAATCAAGTTAGAAGAAGCTAAAATAGCTAATCTAACAAATAAGATTGAAGATGCAGCCCCCGAAGTTTCAGTAGCTACTTAAAAAAAAGCTACATCGTTGAAAACGCACATTCATTATAAGGCTCTCTTGCACTCTACTAAAATTTACTATATATTCTACTCACTATACATTTAATTAGAACATAGACGCGTATAGTCGACGGCCTAGAGACTATGTTCGGAAAACTAGGAGGATATA